GAGGAAGGCGACCGTTTCAGCTTTCAGGCAGCATTGAGCCGTGCGGGCATGGATGAATTGGGCAACAGGTTTTTGGTGGTCAACGAAGATTTGGAGCAAATGAAAGAGCGTATGCGCTGCCGTAAATCGGCAAAGATAGTAGTCACTGACAGCTTCCAGCATTTGGAAATGACTAAAAAGGTTTACAGCGACCTTATTGATGAGTTTGGGCAGACACACTTGATTTTAATTGTAAGTCATGCAGACGGAAAGCAACCAAAGGGCCGCCCAGCTCAACACGCCCGGTTTGATGCGGATATCAAAATATGGGTTGAGGGGTTTGTGGCTTTTCCTGCCAGTCGGTTTGCAAAGGGTTCGCCAATAGTAATTAATCATGATAATGCTAAAGCTTACTGGGGGGAGATTCCTATATAAAATTCTAGATCTTAATACTTATTAAATATGAATTACATCAATGAAATTATTCACATAGCCTGCAATTCAGATTTGAGCTTAGAAACTAAGCAAAAAGCAATTCAAGAAACAATTGAGGTATATGTAGCTAATCGCCAGTACCAAATGGGGTACGAAAATGGCCTTGCTGATGGTGTTAAATCAGCAAGGGGTGTAACTACGATCATCAGCAACACTAACCACAGCAATAGTAGTAGCAATGCTTAGCCGTGAGGATCAATTGAAGCTTGAACTATATCAAGCCCAATCAAAGCTAAACTTTGCTAGACAGGACGGCGACCAAGGGAAGTTCTGGGAGATCATCAAGCAGATCGACAATCTACAGGCCAAGCTAACCAACCTTAATCTCGGTCAGTAAATCACAACTAAAATTCAAAATTATGTACAATAGACGGAAAATCGAGCAGTCGATTCAGGCAGTTAGCGCTTTGTCTGTCGAAATTAACTGCAAAACAATTGAATACAGAGAAGAAAAGGGCAAAATCAACAAGTTTCTATTGTACGACAAGCTTGTTGATTTGCGTCAGAAACTTGGTGCGACTAAAGAAGATGTAGCATTTCAGGTTACACTATTGAAGGCGGCTCTATATGATGCGACGGTAGACGTGTCCGAAGCTGAAGGCATGGCCTATGCTGATGCAGTATCATTATTTGATGAACTTAAACGGGATATGAAGCGCTATGGCAACATTGAATTTGCGGATTAATGACACTCGAAAAAGCAATGGCCAAAAAGCTTTAAAAAGGCTATTGGAAGAGATTGAAGGTCTTAATCAAAAGCTTGAGGGGACTAGGTCAGAGTATCGGTCTGAGCAAGTACGAAGGCATAAGTTTGATCTGTATGATCAGATAGCTTCCATTCGGCAGTCCCTCGGGGATAAAAAGCAAACTGCCGCCATGGTGGCAGCTACTCTACTGGGGTCTGACCCTGAAAAAGCGAAGCAATGGTCATGGGAAAAGACATTGTTAAAGGTTGTTCGTGCCCAAAAAATTTAAATTCATCGAAATGAAAAATAAAAATCAATTAAGCTATTGCCAAGATGTGCGATGTGCCAGAATCAGAGCTTAACGCTTGGGAGTTCGCCCAAGCAATGCGGTACCTGTCTGACGTGGTTAAGGTAGATAAGGACAACCGCGGGGAGCTAATGCAAACGAGGCGATTTTGGTCGTTTTGGGGCGGTGTTTTTGGAGGGCTAAACATCAGGTTTTTGGGGGCGATCAGAAGCTTTGACGACGGTGTATACTTTGCGATCGGCGACTACGAATCGCTCAAGTGTAGCCTGAATTCAGGTCAAGACGTGTGGGGGTGTTACGAGGCTTATACCACAGTGCACAAGCTCAACCCAAACATCTCAAACCCTCGAATCGCGTCGCTATTCGAGTCTATGATCAATATGTCAAGGAAAGAATTTGAAACAGTTTAAATAAAAAAAATGGGAAAAATAAGAACAAAACTTGCCGTAAAAGAAGCACCAAGTTTGGTGGCTGCTCGGCAGGCGATGAAAGACGCTGCTAGATTAGCAAGCAGCATAAAGGCTACTCAAGCCAGTCTTGAGTTGAAATTGCAAGCACTTAAGGATAAGTATGCGGTTAAGCTTGACAATATGAATGACAAACATAAGGCATCAGTCAAAGTATTGCATGATTGGGCACAATGCAACCAGCAGGAATTTGTAAACAAAAAGTCTGTGCAATGGCCAAGCGGCACGTTTGGCTATCGCACGAACCCTCACGCAGTTAAGGCCAGGGGTGTTACGCTGACAAAAGCGCAGGAGCTCATTAAAGCGCAGGGCCTTGGATATATCAATGTAAAAGAGACGATTGATAAGCAGGGCATAATCAAAGATCGGGCCAACAAAAAAGCTATGGCAAAACTCAACACAATAGGTCTTTGGGTTGAGCAGGAAGAGGTGTTTTTCGTTGAAACTGAAACTCAATCAGAATCAAAATGACGGTCATGGCAAAAATCGATTGGCACGCAAGAGCTAAAAAGCTCTTGCGTAAAGTGAATGAACAATGCAACGAGACTCGCATGGTATCGCATTGTTCGGCTGGGCGTGTGAAAAGGATTGGTGATATGCATGCTCATGAGGTTAGTGCGCTTGTATGCTACCTCGGGCAGCTTGATGACAAGCTTGATCGGTTGCGTAAGCGCTTGTTGTCGTTAGGATATCAAGCCGGATTCAATACCCCAAAAACTCCGGCGCAAGAGTATATGAGTGAAAAAGACGTGAACCTTGCAAACGTCAAATCGTGGCTTTTGTCAGACAAGAGTAGGCACAGGAAAGCACTAGACAAGCTCAATACAAACGAGCTAATCGACACGATTACCCAACTTCAATTAATTGCTAAAAAATGCCACGACAAAAAAAAGTAACACTTGAGCAAAAGCTAAGCCTGCTTGACTCAATGCTTGAATATTTCGTTGATACGGCGACTTTGAAAGCAATTAGGGCAGATGTCGAGCGGGCCAACAAGCCTAAAAAATCAGCACCAAAACAGGATAATTCACTATACAACGCCTGTATGGGCTTGTACCGAGAGTTTCTCGCAAAAAAGGGTTCGTATTTAGACATGACAGGCCGCAAGGCGGTGATCAATGCCACGTCAATGAGGGGGATCATCGACTATATCAGGGGGTTTCAAAAAGCCAACAATAAGCCGTATAACGACATCGACGTGAAGGCCGGTTGGGCCCTGATACTTGCCAACTGGGACAAACTAAACGACTACCATAAACGACGTGTTAAACTTCCTGATATCAAATCTAGCATTGAAGAAATTATCATCATCATACGAAACGGACATGACAAAGCCAGTAGCACAAAATCAGAACTCGAAACCCGTCTCGCTTCCTTACGCAATCAAAAGCGGTGATGTTACCACTATCGCCAAAGTAACCAGTAAGCTAACTGTAGGCGGCATATTGCGCAGGTCGCAGGCGCAATCAGATCAATCGCATTCTATCAAGCGCTATATGACTAGCTATTGTTGGTGGTTGGATAACAAAGGGGCTGATGGAAGAAAACAAGCCATGGCCGAGATTATGGAGTCCATCAATGACCTTGCTAGACAGATTGATTCGGGAGATGAGCAATTAAACTTGTGGCAACATGTTCAACAGGACGAGGCCGATATATTGGACACTATTGAATTGCTGCTATTACAAGTCATGCAGTTCTTTATGGTAGATAAAATCATGGACAAGGACGCAAGCAGGTCTCTTGCGGCACGTATATGCGCCACGCACGGGGGCTTCACGGTTGATGATGTGGCGCTTTGCCTAAACAAAGCGATGAATGGTGACTATGGCAAGCTTTACGGTAACAAGCTTGATGGTGGTGTGGTAATGGCTTGGATCTCTGAGTATCAAAAAGAGCGACAGGCGGAGCTTATTCGACAGCAAAAAGAATTGCACGCCCAATCTAAGTCAGGCACGGGCAGTACTACCCGTAGCAGTTCACGGATATCCGACCCTAAGCGGTTTCGGGATCTATAACAAGACAAAATGAGGCAAGGCGCATGGCCAGGGGCTTAGATGACGACCCATCAGCATGACCAAACCGCCTCCGGGTGAGCAATGTGTTTAGTGATGCTTACAACGTCGCGCTTTTTAAAGAATAATTGACGTATGGGCCGTAAAGGCTGACAGCCCGGAAAGACGGGCAATTTCTCTTTTATAAACTAAAAAATGACTATGAAAATATGGTATTCTTGTAAGATAAAATCGTATCGGGAATCCGAAGACGGGCTTTTGAAACAAGTCACGGACGTATATTTGGTAGACGCTGTCTCTTACACGGAGGCAGAAACCCGGATGAACGAGCAGGTAGGGGCCCAAACCCCCGGCGAGTGGTCGATTACCAACATTACCAAGACTAACTACTCGGAGGTGATCAACTATGAGGACGTGGATACATGGTATAAGTGCAAGATCACTTATGCCACAGTAGATGGCGATACGGAGAAGGAAGTGAAAGTGACTACTTACTATTTAGTATCAGCCAGCAGCACCAAAGAGGCATACGAACGTACAGAGGACAACCTCAGTTCTATGTTGGTGCCATTTGAGATCCCGGCCGTCCGGATCACTAATATTTACGATGTTTTATTTTTTAATAAATAATATGCTATACACAAATAAAAATATGGTAGAATCTATCATAACATGGGACTGGAAGGATCATCCCCCATGGGATTTGGTAATTGCCGAGTTTAAACGGGTTGAGAATTCAGGGGGAGGCGCTAAGGTGATAGAGATCCAAACACGCAGCGACGAGGTTGCTGCCATGATCGCGCCTAAGGCCTTTTCTGAATTCCGCGCACAAAAATACTTTGACAACATAGATGAGTATTACCCGGATGATGAAGCATTATAAGTATATCATTGTGATGGTCGGGGCGGTAGCCGCCACGGCCGCTATTTTCCGGACTGAGGAAGATAACTATAGGGATGTCGATGAGCGCTCTAAGGAGGTTGGTAAGGCGATCGACAGCATGAACAGTTTGCAATACTGGGATGATTTAAGTAGCGAACAACAAACAAAATACATAATCAAAGCATTGGATCATGCGGAGTCTGATTAGCATAGCGATCATTGTTTGCTCTTATAGCGACGGCGAGGCTCAGCAGGTCAAGGTGCTTGAGCCAGGCGATTGGTACAGGGCAAACCAGACCACGATCGTGATGGATACGACCGCCTATGGTGAATTGTACTACTACAAGCAATTGTTTCCTGCAATTAAACGGCAAAGTGAATTGCTATCAATGCAATTTAACAGCCTGAAAAAGTCGATTGATTCAAAAGCTGTCCGGGCTAGGCGCGAAGATCGTAAAAAGGCCAGGGTTGTGGTGTGGAAGACGGTCGCAATTGGGCTCTCTGGATTTTTGTTCATTAAAGCCATATCCCCCAGGTAATGCCAATCGACTACAAGGACTGCCATCCTAAGTGGAGACTCATCAGGCGTTTGATCCGAAAGCGCAGCGGCAACCGGTGCGAGGGGTCGCCCGCATACCCAGATTGCCGGGCTGTAAACGGCGAGGCGCATCCCGTAACCAGATCAAAAGTAGTATTAACGGTGGCGCATATTGATCAAAACAAGGACAACAACCGCTTTACAAACCTAAAACATATGTGCCAACGCTGCCACTTGCGGCATGACATAGCCCATCATGTCAAAAATCGGAGATATGGGAGGGAATGGAAGCGAAAACAAATATTTATCAAGTTCAAAAACAAAAACACATGACATATGAGAGTAATCACAGGGTAGAGTCGATAGTTGTATTGCGCAATGACCAGCAACCAGACTGGTATGAGGTGAGTAGGCTGATTAAGAGATTCAATGCCAGTGGCATTGATTTTGACATCCTGGAAGTTGATGCAGACGATGGGTTTTGGGCAGTTGTCTTCACGCAAAAAGGATTCACGTTCGACATGGCGCAAGCTCTGTACGACCTACGGGAGACGTTGTTCCCAAAAGGTTAGAATTATATATGGTTTACTTGTTTGTGTAATAGTCTTGAGGGGCGTTTGCCCCTTTTTTTTAAGGGCGTAAAGCCCTTTTTTTGTACACCAAAAACCTAACTAACTTAGGCAGCCTTATCCTTTCGCCGTCGCCCGTTCAGGGCCCTTTCAATGGTTCGTTTCGAACAGCGATGTAGGTTTTTCGCTGATTGAAACCCGTGAAATCAATAATCCAAACAATACTTTTTATGAGCTATGATGAAATTACGTATTATATTGATTGTAATCATGGTTGGAATAGTGTTTGTTGTCCAGTATGGGTTTGTGTACGTCATGGGCTTTGTTGACAGTAAATATGGCATCACCGCCGGTGAGTTAAATAACTTTTGTGGTAGTCTTTGTCTTTGAAAAGGCTAAATTTTTTTCGAGTTCATGAGCTATTCTTTTATCCTTAAACCCTTGTGTATTTCATAATACGTTCGATGGTCAATTCAGACAATCCCCATTGCTTGGCGGCATCAGTGATCACCCTATCAATCCTTAATAATTCTATGTTATGTTTTTCGTTTATAAACTCGCAAATTGCGAGGTTGCGTCGCTGGGTACGTTCCTTTCTTAGTTCATATTGATTCTTTTTACGTATGGCAGTCTGCATACATAAAGATACTAAGAAACTTAGTATTAGCCAAGTTTGTGTTAAATATCACAGACTTTCAGCTTGGCAACAGCTTTTTGAAACTTTTTCAAGCTTGAAAAGTCGTAAAAAAGCCCTTCAAACCGTTGTTGGGACATCATGAGTGATGTCAAGCTATGCGGGGGTACGATTTGTTTACGAACAAGGCTATTAAATAAGGTGTAATCATCATCAATGCCAAGGCTAGGTATGTCAGATAGCCTAGCGCTGTAGCCCGACAACACTTTATATACATGATCGAATATCACCATATGATCATTGGCTGAACCCTTATATATGCGCTTTGCATCATCATGCACGTTCGAGGTGATCAAGCGTATCGTCATACTTGTTTCCGCATATTGCACCCCAAGCCCGCCTTGCGACATCTCAGCTGCGCTAAACTCAATATATACTACTGGGGCGTTGCGAACCATCGCGCTTTTATCAGATGTGCGGTCCTGGCCAAGATACCAGTCGCAATTTTTGATTTGGGCAATGGATTCAATCCGGTTTTTGATTGCTAAAAATGAGTAGGTATACATATATAAGGTGTTTATTCAAATATTGAGTCAAATTGCCGGTCTAGCCATTCGCCGATATCATCGTCGATGTCTTCGCTTGGCCCCATGAATTGTCTTTTTGGCATGATGAATCCCTCGCCCCTGCCAGCGCGACCGCCTTCATTGTGAACCTGGGCATACGGTTTGTCGCTGCTTATCGAAACCTGCATAACCCCTGCTTCGTAGTCAACACTAGCCCTAAGATCGCCGGACTTCGTAAGTAGACCCCTACCCTTATCAGTCTTTTTCCTTGCATCCCATTTGCTTGAATTCCCGCCATTGCTGAAGCTCTGATTTTCAAAGTTTTTGTGCGAATGATTTACAGCTATCTGTCCAGCCTTGTGTGGTAGTTCTGTAAACACCGCCTTTAGCTTCTCTAAGTGTCCATTGAATAGTGGTAACCCCTTTTGTTTTCCCATTTTTATGATTTTAGAATTTCTACTATTGAGCTTTTCAGAATTTGATCACGGTCAAATTTGTGAAGGCGATCTTTGTACAATACCCAAACCGACTGCACATCGGTATTCTTCACCTGATGACTGATGACATTGGCAAGATCTGTAGCCTTGACAGAATCAATGACGTTGACCAGTACCCGGCTATGTTTGCCTGTGATCGCACCCCTCAGGGCTGCAAGGTCTAAGGGACTGGTGATCTGTCGTGAAGTTTCGTCAATGACGGCGTTGTACCCATCACTATCCTTGATTACGACTGACTGCCCCTTTCTTGATACGGCCCGGCCAGAGTCTATTACCCCACCCTTACTGACGTTTATGTCGACAGCCAAAAACCCTCCAGACACATTATCTGTCGTGATATTGAATAGTTTGGCGTCTACCAGTGCTAGCAGCCCAACATTACGTTTCAAGGCTTTGCCGCTGATCATCATGTCAGCGAGTAGCCCAAAGAAGTTAGCTGCTTGCTTCTCGTAGCGCTTTTGGGTTATGTAGTAAGGGTGGTTTTTGCTGAATGCCTCACCAGATTTGCCAGGGTTGTTTTTAAATACCGCAGGCACTTCCTCGCCAGATTGCCTGCGGTCGATCGGTCTGTCAGTACTGCGCAATATCGACCGACAACCCCAATGATTTGACGGCGCGATGGCGTTTAAGATGTCGTCGTCAATCGCCCATACGCCACCGTCCAAGTCCTTGCATAACTTAGAGGTTCGCCCGTCTTTAATTGCCACATACTCCACATGAGGAAATACCTCACGCCGCGCTTCAATTTTTTGCCACCTTTGAGCGTTTCGAGCGGTTAATGTAGCCTGATTGAATTCGGTCCTTAACCAATTTTTGTTGTATTTAGAGTTTATCAAGCCAGCCGCCTTTTTAAACTGACTGAAAGTGCGGGGTTTGCCGTTTTCATCGACAAGGGCTTTAACCAATTCATTAGTGTTATGATGGTTTTTGAATGCGGCAAATACCTGCGCATTATGGCGCATTTGGGTAAGTATCACATGATCTGGCGACCCGTATTTAACGCCGCCAAACCTTTTACCATAGCCATCAGTAGTCGCATTAGTGAGCTCACCAACCGTCGCACGCCATAACTCCCTATCAGCCTGCCCAGCCTTAATTTTTTTATTGTAAACCCTATCACTGGCTTTATTTGAGGCATCCCCAACGCTTTTAAAATCATCGTCATCGTCATCATCACGAGCATCAGGCGTCCCGCAGCAATCGGGGTTATGATTGTATAACCCGTTAACCATGTCACTCAATGTCCCGCCCCCTGCCAGCTCTGCGACAGGGGGCTTAGTAAAATTTGCGTTCAAGCCTTGAGAGTTATCCTTTTCATTGCCGCCTGCCTCTTTTTCTTCGTCATCATTTTTCACCTCTAAATACCTATACTCCAAACCCTCGAATGGGTAGCCGTGTTTAATGCAAAATTGCCTTAGCTCAAAATTCACATGATAGGTTTCGCTCCTCATATTTGCCAAGGCATGATCGTCATAGATATCCTTGTGAACTTTTGCGCCGCCCACAAATGCTTTTTCGTCGCTAGTACCAGTTTGGCCGTTGGCTAATTTACTTAACATCTTATCGCAGTATTCCACTTTGTCCTTATATATAAGGTGTCCATCGGCTTTGTTGCTCTCTTTTATATCGACTTCATCATCTTCGTCGAGTATCACCCATAGATTAGACCCAAAGTTTTGTGCCATCTCTTGTTTTTCGGCTAACTCCCCTTTATCCTCACTGGCTGTTTTTATAGCCATCATAGGCATGCCGAACTTTTCACTTCTGCGACTCCAGTCAGTGCGGCTGTAATTCTTCCATATCACCTCACGCGCACATATTTCATATAGGCCTAAGTTGTCAGGATCTCCAATTTCCATAAACCAAAAATCGAATGGGTCTTCGCGAAATGGAATGCCGCGCCTAATACTTTGGTCAAAAATCAAAAGCCCTTCCTCTGGTATGACGTGTTTACGAGGTATCACTTTGATTTTATCAAACTCCAATTCGACGCCTTCAACTTCCGAAGTTCTCATTTGCTGAAATTCAACAAGCGAATGGCTCCAATATTTAGTTATATGAAAGATTTCGCGGTAACGCTCAAACCAGGGCCGTCGCAACAAGTCTGTTGCCCGTTCGTCAATTTCATTAGTACCTTTCCTAAACATCGCATAAGGCTGTTTGGCTATACTTAACCAACTGTTGCGCGTTTGGGAAAGCAAATGAGGTTCTTTGGATACATTCCTGTAGATGGCATATAACAAGCTCCGGTCTGGCCTATCGAAATCTTCAGCTAACGAAATAGCATCATCAAGCTCAGTTTGCTTCATTTCAGCTTTGTATTCGCGCATTTTAGAAAGGTTCGCAGATAGCCGCTTGCCTTTATTTTTTTTGATTTCTTTACGAAGCCGCCCTACGTCTACGTGATTGCTACCGCTAAAAATCTTTGATATGCTTAATCCAAATTTCATGTCGCGCGTTGATTCAGTGTGATCTGGGTGGTTGACTGCCCCACTTGAATTTTCTTAATTTGCCCAAAGTGGGCAGATTTACATTTTTATGGCCATCGCTGATTTTTTGCAGGTCAGACCTGGTGTCATTATAATTTTTGATCACTGACTCAGGAACAAAATCGTCAGGCAACCTCATGTATAGCTTATAGATGGCCAGGTTCATCACCCAATCCACTACATTACTATGCCGATCATCGCCAGTAATTGTAAAAATTGATTCAATGTCATATTTCCAAAGTGAATCTTTGACAGTTGTAATTGCTGATTTTTCAATAGATGACCTGATTTGATCAGGAGTTAATTTATCATCTTCAAACGCCTGGGCAAGCTTATCGCTTTTAAAAAAGCGCCCATAATCTTCTATTGTGATATATCCCATAGCTTAAATATTGGTTTATGCAGCCCTATCCATGTTTTGCTTATACACGCCCATCTGTGCTTTTGGCTTTTTCTTGCCTCCTTTTTTACCTCCTTTTTTGTCAAGCAGACTAATCGCGCTCTCGGTAGCGTCCGGCCCGTCGTCTGGGCCATTAGGAAAAGCCAAAAATTGATCTCTCAGCACCTTCATGTCGGCATTGCATTTGTAAGATTCGTTGAACCCCATCAACCCGCGGTCGCCAAGCGCTGTAAGGCTTTCGATGCGCAAGTCTTTTGGTGGCTTTTTTCTTTTATCGCCTCGGATTCTTAACTGATACCCTCTGACCTCGCCCTCGTCTTCATATTCCTGCAATAGCAGGTATTGCATGAAATTTGCCTCTATATAGTGGCGGCATGCAGCTTCGTTGTTTCCAAGGTTGATTTCTGGAACGGAGTCTTTGCCTGTTAATATCTCACGCAAGTCATAATGGCTATTTACCATTGAGCTTATTTTAGCCTGGCGATCCCATACCCATATGATGTGGTAATGCTTGCCTTTTCTTCCCACTAAAACGATCGCTTTAAAATCGGACTTTTTTGAGTTGGTAAATGATGGGTCACAATAGGCGATTAGGGCATCGTATTGATCCAAGGGAAGGCATTTTACCCATGGCAGCATTTCCTCAGTGAATACATCACCATCCTTGATGTCCAAGTGGTAAAACTGCCGCATGCCTTCGCGGTAACCCATTTGGCTATGGCGCGTGGTAATATGGTCAATCGTGTAACGCTCTCGCCAGGCGGGTACGCCTCCATCGGCGGCCATTAAAAGCTCGTGCGTGTCTGGGATTTCTGTTGCAAAAACCTTGATATGCTTGATGCCTTCACGCTTTGCATCGCCTTGCTCGATATCCCCTACAACGTGAGCTGTAAGATCATTAGCGGCTGTACGGTTATTGGCATAGATAAAGCGTTTGCCTTTGATTGATAGGCAGCCCATAAATTCACCAAGAACCCAACGTAAGTCCTCTTTTACCAGGGCTTGGTTTTTGGCACGCCGCATATTAGCCGCATCATCTACAATACCCAGATTAGGCCGATTGGCACCAACCCTAACGCCTGCCGGGTTCTGCCCTATTCCAAAAGCCCAAACCCCGATGCCGTTGCATTTGAAATGCCCACTAGCCCAACTGCCTGAAACCCGCATTTCTCCAAAGTCCTTAGCAAAACGCTTGTTAGCCCTTAGCTCTGCCTCCAGGTCACCAATCAATACATCCGCTTTGGCTGCGGTTTCACTCGCAAGGATCATACCTGTTAGTTGTCCTGTTGCCAGCATCCACATTGGGATGAATACATCAGCGAACACAGATTTGGCGTGTTCCCTAGCCCATTCCAACACGGCAAAAATATCTTGATTGTTCAGGATCTCAGCGGCCGCCATAAGGTGAAACCAGCCAAAACACGAGTCAATATAGTGCGGGAAATAGTACTTACAGAATGGCTCAAAGTTCTCAGGCTTTAAAAGCCGTTTGATTCTGGTTTTTTGCTGTTTTGCTGTTTCAGGTTTATCGGCATTAGTGTCATTGGCAACTAAATCAACCAGGTCTAGCCATGCCTGCCACTCGCGATCATCGTGCTTGCTACTATTTGGCGGCTTCATAGCTCTTTGCGTTTTTGGTTCAAAAACACATCAATGTATGCCACTATTGATTTTGCAAGGGCGCTATTTTCACTTCTTAGGTGATCAACGATCTCACGGGCTATTTTTACATAATTTGACCACTCTAGTTGCTTGCCTTTTACGGCTGAAAACATCTTGGTCAATGCGTCGATGTCGCCCTTTTCGATTAGGTGTACTTTTTTGCTGCCTTCGGAGGCCCATTGGTTTTTTAACTTCTTAAGTTCCTCAAGTTGGTAATTGATTAATTCCCAAAGTGAATCCTCTGCGGTTTCTCGGGCTAAGGTGTCAGTAACTTTTTTTTCTTCCCATCTGCCCTTTTTCTTCCAATCGACAACGGTTTGCTCGCTTACACCAAAAGCGGCTGCAATCCGCTTCCCCGTCCAGTCTTCTTTGTATAATATGTATGCGGCTTTTTGGTTGTCCATATTTCAAATTTGCCGCTTTACACGCTGAATTCTCAGCTTTCAGGCCTCGCGCTTACCAATTTGGTCGATATTCCGACTAAGTTGGTGCGAATTCCGACCAAATTGGTAAGCACCTCATTAAAACTCTTTGCAAAACCTTGCTTTTCCTTGACATTTGAATCATGCGAAGTGCACAAAGCCGCATATCAACGAACTAAAACAATCATGTAAAAGAGAAACAATGTTTAACCTACAAGCAAAATCCAAAGAGTCGAAAATTGCCGAAAACATCATGTACGGCACGATACGAGAATGGGAAGGCATTAAGTCATCGGATTTTGCAGTTATGGTTGCCAGGGCCAAAAAGTCCGGAATCAAACAAATCAACCACCGTATACATAGCCCTGGCGGGGTCATGCTTGACGGACTTGCCATTATTGCTACAATCCAGGCAGGGAGCATTGACCACTATGCTTATGTAGACGGATTGGCTGCAAGCATGATGGCTAATTTCGTTGTGGCTTGCAAAAAGGCGTATATGGCCAAATCGGCCAGAATTATGATACATCAGGGGTCAGGCGGGGTAGCTGGTTCGGCCGCTCAAATTCAAAACTACGGTAAGCTACTAGAGTCCCTAAATAATGATCAGGCTGAAATACTAGCAAAAAAGACGGGTAAGGAAAAGCAATGGATACTTGACAACTGGCTTGCTGAAGGGCAGGACAAATGGTTCACTGCTAAAGAGGCGTTAGATGCTGGTCTGATCGATGGTATAGTTGATGACAAGGTTGCAATTAAGTCGGAGGCTGAGGCAAAAAGTATGGATATGGTTGCCTGTTACGACCAGGCATTTGAATCAATAACGAATAACGAATTCATGAAAAAGGAACAATTAATACAGGCACTAAAGCTCAAAGCTGATGCAAGTGATGACGATATCATGGCTGCTATCGATAGCCTTGATGCTAAAGAGCCTGACAAGTCTACGTCAGATAATCAAAATGAAAAAGGAGTTGAGGCATTTTTAAAAATGGCTGAGATGTCAGGCTTTTTGACGGAAGAAAACAAATCTAGCCTAACTAAGATCGCTCAGTCCGATTTAAGCGCAGCCCTCGATCTGTTGCCTAAGAAGCCTGCAAAACCAGGGCCTAAAGATGATGGTGCCAGGCTGTCAAGTATCATCAAAGCGCTGAATAAGCCTGATGATAATGAAAAAAAGGTGTGGGCAGATTACACCGAAAAAGAGCTTGCTAAAATGCAGGACAGCGACCCGAACAAATTTGAGGCATTATACAATGCTGAATTTCAATCGTAACTAAAAACAATAAGAAAATGTCAGAAGTAAACGGCGAATATATCAATAAGTACGTTATGCCCCGCCTCATCAAAGAGGTTCGTAATGACGACGTGGGCTTTATGGCGGTAATCAACAATGCTAATGCCGGGGCAATCAATAGCTCTGGTATCATTGTCCATAAAGTGCGCAACAAAATCAAAGTGTACTATGGGCGCACTACGTCTTTTGCTAATGATGAAATTGCAAAATTCGCTGTAACCAACGAAACGATACCCTGGCAGCAATTTACAACCCAACCATTTACTACGGACAAAGAAGAAATACGCACATCTACAATAGATAGACGAAGCGTCTTGCGGGAAGACAGCCGGATGGAAATCAACCGTAGCTGGCGTAATAATGCAATACATAGCCTTGCACCGCCTGACAACACGGCTAATGAAATGCCTGTTATTGTCACAACCGGCCCGGATCGTGGTGATGGTACTGGGGCAAAAAGGATGCTTATCATAGACCTAATCAGGCTTGTTGAGAAGCTTAAGAAGCTTAACCTGGCTAACATGGGCATGTACTACCTCGTACTTTGCCCTGAGCACTTAGCTGACTTAATGATTGATGCTTTAGGGCAGCAGGCATTTAGGGATATTCATATCAATACACGCACTGGCAAGCCTATTACACAGTATGGGCTAAACTTCTTTGAAAACACCGAAACGGTATACTATGATGCTGATGGGGTGAAAAAAGCGCAAGGAGCCGTTATTGACCCTAATAGTGATAGGCCTGCCAGTATTGGATTTTATGTGCCTCATGTAATTAAGGCATTAGGCGGCGTAGAGGCACATTATTTACCTCGTTCACTCGACACGCGTAACACACCACCGGTGGATGAAATGCGGTTCACAGGCAATACTATAGCCGCAATGCTGTACAGGTACGGGCAAAGCGCCATTGTTTCAGGTTAGGTAACCATCCAACAACTAAACCATAAGCCACGATGGATAAAGAAGATGTAATAATGATCGGGAAAATGTCAGCGCAGCTCGACAGCGTGGAGGAAAAAGTCAATAAAATGGATACTAAGATTGAATCTATCCAAAAGTGTCAAAATGATCAAAACTTAAAGGTAAACACGCTTGAGTCAAAAGCCAGGTCGTGGGGTGCTTTTATGGGACTTGTCGTGTCAATAGGTTCCTCATTTATAAAAACTATAATCAAATGAAATCAAGGTTTTACGAATTTATAAAGTCAGTATGCGCGTTTCTGCGTACCTGGAATGAGTTTCTATTCATACCCCTATTCTTAGCAGCCTTTTGGTGGGCCGTGAAGCTGTTGCGATACGCAGACCCTACGGCAGGTACACTTGATGTTGGGGTGCTGCATATCATGTTTTTTGGCACTTTAAAATTTGCGTCTGCAAGCTTAATAGCCTGGCTACTAATTAGGATTCAATTCAACTCAGTGTTTACATACCTCGACAAGGGGTTTAATCAAGAATTCAAATGCTTAACCAAATGGCAAAAAATACTATCAAGCTCATTGCTACTATCTGTCTACTTGCTTGGGCTAGTGTGGGCTATGGGCAGTCTTTAAGCGAGAGATTGGCAGAAGTATACAATTCCCAAATTGGGGTAACTGAAATTACTTCAAATGACGGGGTGCAAATCAGGGAGTATATAAGGTCAACGGGGTTTGACCAACCAATACCGTGGTGCGCCGCCTTTACGAGTTGGTGCCTTAATGAGGCAAACGTGAGCAACCCCTCGAGCGCATGGTCGCCTAGCTGGTTTCCAGAATCAAACACCATAAGAAGGGGAATATCAGGCGATACGCAACCAGCGCAAGGGGATGTTTTTGGGCTTTACTATAAGCGATTGGGTCGGATTGCCCATGTCGGCTTCATCGATAGATGGGGCGACGGCAGTTGGGTAGTGACGGTCGAGGGAAATACTAACACTGATGGGGGTAGGGAGGGCCATGGTGTCTATAAGAAAAGAAGGTTAAAACGAAGCATTTACAAAGTAAGCAGATGGATAAAATGAGTGATAAACAGTTAAGTGAAATGCTGGGTAAATGCTTCGTGCTTTACCCGTCAGCGACCGTTTTTTATGTCACTAGCGATTTTCAGTTTTTCGAAGAAAAAAACAAAACGGCTGCGCAAAATCACGCCCAAACCTTGAAGAACAAGGAGTTGAAGGAATTCAAAAAAGTTGATTTTGAATCGAAACAAGTTGATGTAGGTAAGCTGGGTGTGGACAGCAAGCAAGACGCAAAAGCTGAAAACAAGGACGAAACTAAAACGAAAAAGTAATGCCATTACCGGGTGTAAATATCAATCTATTAAACGGGCAGCTTGGACAGGCTGAAAGTCAGCCTGACGGTCTTGGCGGATTGGTGTATAGTGGCGTGGCTGTGCCAGACAAGGTGGGTCTTGTTGACCCTAAGCTGATTTTTAGCATCCAAGATGCTATCGATTTGGGAATTGATCAGGCCTATGATCAAGCAAACAACACTAAAGTTTATAGGCACATTGAACAATTCTACAGCCAAGCGAGTACGGGCACCCCATTGTGGTTTGTTCTTTATTCGCCCGACACGCTAATGGAAAATGCGGCGAACCCCAACTTTGGGCCTGTTAAAACATTGCTGGATGCTGCACAGGGACAAATTAGGGTTTTGGCTTTAGGCAGGTCGCCAGGCGAAAGCTACAACCCGTCGTATATCGGGCTTGACCCTGATGTATACTCCGCAATGAACAATTTGCAAGAGTTGGGAGAGAGGTATGCCTCCGAATTCAAGCCGTTCCGGGCCGTGCTAGACGGCAGGGGGTTTGATGAAGATGCTCCGGGGTTAAGGGATTTGACGCAAGGCAGCGATAACCGGGTATCTATATTACTTAGTACAAGCGATAAAGGAAGTACTAACGCGTCAATTGGTTTAGCTCTTGGCCGCCTGTCATCAATCCCGCCCCAGCGAAATATGGGCCGGGTGCGCGACGGTGATCTGTCCATCCAAGAGGCGTTCATCACCAACGGGATTTCTAGTATTGAATCACAGGGTGGCGCACTGGATTTTATGCATGACAAAGGCTATATCAACCTCAGGCGAATTCAAGGCCGTGATGGCTATTACTTCACAGATGACCTGACGGCGACTAGCGCAAATGATGACTACAGCAGTCTTGCGCATGGTAGGGTGATCGACAAGGCCTCAACCTTGATACATAACTACTATGTCGATTTTATACTGGATGATCTGGATACGGACGACGACGGGTTTATCGACCCAAGTCAAGCTCAAATATGGCAAGAAGGGGTGCGGAATACTTTACAAGTCGCTCTTGTGAACACAGGTAATGCGAGCGGCATATATGTCTTCGTCGACCCGCGACAAAATATTTTACAAACCAAGTCGATCGCAATAGATATCAAGATTAGGCTTAAGGGCTATGCAGGACTCATCATTATCAATCTGGGCCTCAACAACCCAACATTAAACAACGCATAAAATGACAGTTGACAGCTATGAATACGGTTGGGTGGACTTAACGATCAACAGGGATGGCAACATCCTTGGTGGGGCAAGAGGGGTGTCATTCAAGGTAACCCAAGCAAAGGAAAACATCAAAGGCAAAGGCAGTAAGCCATACCGGCGTGGCCGCGCCGACGAGGAGTACGAAGGCGAATTAACTATACTGCATAGCGAGCTCATCAGCATGCTCCAGCAAAATAAAGGAATGAGCCCTACAAGCATCAAGCCCTTTGACATGACGCTTGCCTTGGCGAATGATGTTGGCAGTGAGATTGTGATTTACATACTGAAATTCGTGGAGTTCACAGAGTGCGAGATGTCCCTATCACAAGGTGATGTATACACGGAGGTCACATTGCCTATCATTATTGGTGACATTATTTGGCCGTTTTCACAAGAATAAGAATAAAACTTAATCAAAAAAATGGAGTACACGGAAAAACAAGTTAAAAACTGGAAGGATAAACATGGCGACATATTTGCCATCGAAAGCGAAGGGCTTACGGCTATTGTATCCGACCCCTCTCAGAATCTTGCTGTAATGAAAATGGCTGCGGCGGCTGCGGCTAAAAATGGGCACTTAGGAAGGCCGGCCGCAATAGCCGAAGTTGTGCTTAACAACTGTTGGGTAGCCGGTGACGCGCAGATAAAAACCGACCCGGCGCACGTTATAGGGGTAGGTGACCAGATCGACGAATTGGTTGACATACCAGAATACCAGTTGTCAATTGAGGGAGGCGTGGCAACAATTGGAGTGTGTAACATGGAGTGTAAGGTAAGGTTGGCTACAAGACGCGACATCAAGCAAGCTGAATCGGCTAATCCGAAAAGCAAACCGTTTGAAACAGAAGCAAAGCTAATTGACCTTTTAGTTGTTGATGGTGCCGATGGTGCTGATGCATTAAAAAATATCAAAAACAACAATAAGTTGTATTTGGGCCTGTTGCTTGCTGCTGAAGAGTTGAAGACCCTGAAGTACGCGAGCGTAAAAAAGCTTTAACGGCGGCTGAAATCAAAGAACAGTCGTCGATTATCGATAAGTATGATGCTTTGATCAGATACCACTTGAAGGCCGATCCGGACGCTATGGATGATCAAGATTGGGCTAGGGCTGTTAAAGGCCTTGAATGGGCAAGGGCCGAAGAGGCAAAGCATAACAAAAACTTAGCGGCACAATTCCCGCAATTCAATTTGAAGCATTGAAGCTATACGAATACATACTAAGCTTCAGGGAGGACGCTACCGACAAGCTTGCTAAGATTGCGGGCGCAAGCAACAAGGTTTCCGACCGCCTTGCTAAAACGTCTTCCGTCGCAAGAGCGGCGGGCGATAGCATAGGCAAGCTTGCTAATAATTCCGCTTCGTCTGAAAAGGCTATCAAAAAAGCAGGCGCGGCAGCGTCTGAGGCTGCCGCAAAACTAAATAGTAAGTCTAGCGTAGCGGGCAGGCTTGCGGGCAGCATGAGCCGCGCTACTAAAACAGTATCCAATGCCGGTCAGGCTATCAAGGGGTTTGTTGCAAAGGCGCTAAGGGGCGCACAGGCCATCAGGCGGCTTGGCAAAGAAGCAAGCCAATCTGAACAACTCGTATCGCGTCTTAAGGGGGCAATTGCTGGCTTTGCCATTGGCTCGGCAATTATAGCGGGCGCTACATCCGTCGCTAAACTCGGTATCAATATGGAGCAAACGCGGGTAAGCTTCACTACGTTCCTAGGCTCGGCCGGTCGGGCAAACGCAGTGTTGTCAGACCTTAACGAGTTTGCCAATGTAACGCCGTTCGATAATAACCAGGTCATCAAAGCGGGCAAGGTTTTGACCGCTTTTGGTACTAAGCAAAAAGAATTGATACCAACGCTGAGGAAAATTGGCGACATCGCCGCAGGCACCGGTAAAGATTTCAACGAGTTGTCAGTGATTTATGGCAAGGCGCGCATAGCGGGCACATTATACGCCGAGGATATCAACCAGTTGGTTGAAGCGGGTGTGCCGATCATGGGGGAATTCGCTAAGGCTTTGAATACTACCGAGGGAAATGTCAAGAAAATGGCCAGCCAAGGCAAGCTTAAGTTTAAGGACTTGGAGCAGGCGTTTACCAACCTGACTGGCGAAGGGGGGATGTTTTTTAATCTCATGAAAAAGCAAAGCGAGACGGTGGGGGGACGCTTGAGCACCTTGCAGGGCAAGTTGCAGCTGATGGGTATTCAGTTAGGAGAGCGCCTATTGCCTGCGATGGGCAGTGTAGTTGACAAGGCGTTGCAACTCACCGCATGGACTGACCGCAACAGTGACTCAATTGCTAATTTTCTGGGCATTGTTGGTGTGGCGGGAGGGGCATTGTTGGCTTATAAATTAGTGATGGGCGGTACGGCAATTGCCACCAAATTGTACACAGCCGCATCGGTCAGCGCAAGGTTGGCTACAATATTGCTAACGGGCGGCTTTACCAAGCTAAACCTTGTCTTAGGCCTTAACCCGGTAGGGCTTGTTGTCGCGGCTTTTGTCGCTCTCGCGTCCGCGGCCGTTTATGCATACTATAAGTTTGAATGGTTCAGGGGCTTGGTTTGGGGGCTTGGCGCGGCAATAAAAGAATTCGTCTCCATTGTCGTAAACGGCTGGATCAAGGCATTTAAAAGCGCCATCACAATAGTCACAAGCTTTGGTCAAGCTGTCTGGGCATTGATGAAGGGTGATTTTCGGGGGGCGATAGAAGAGGGCAAGAAGGTGACAAGCGGCTTCAAAGATTTGGTATCCGGCGCCCTAGATGCCGTCCCCTTGTCTGCAGCCCTACGAAATGGAAAGAAACTGGGCGAGACGTTCGGAAAAGCATATAAAGAAGGGGTTGAAGATTTTAACGGAGTACGTGACATCAAAAATCAAAAAGTAAAAATAACTACCGGCAAAGAAGCGTTGGGGCCAGAGGCTGCAAACCCATTAGTACCGTTCTCCGCATCGCAACAGACGGGCGCTACAACGCAAGGCGCTAAGGGTGGCAATGACGCGAAAACAAAGAAGGGTATTGACTCTATCAGTGGCGGCGGTAGCCGTCAAACGAATGTCAATATAAGTATGGGTAGTATCGTCGCCGAGCAAAATTTTAATGTGAGAGGAGTGCAAGAAGCGATAAACGACATGGATGAGGCTATTAAGGAGGCGTTAATACGGGTGCTTAACGCATCGCTACAAGTTGCACAATAACATCAATCGTATGACAAAGTTTAGCATCACGCAAAACGGCATAACAGCCAATCAAAACAATAGTATTGAGTTTGTACAGCCTCAAAAAGCAAGCAGTGGGGTATTTGGGCAATTCGGGACTGAGCTTGTATTTCCTGTCAAAATCGACGATTACCTATTGCCAGGCGAACCGATCATAAGTTTAGGGGGTATGCGCGAAACGGTCGCTACATCATTGAATAGGGGAAAAAACAGGATTGCTAAAGTATTCGAAGAGGTGAATTTAGGGGCTTATGAAATCAAAATGCGCGGGGAGATCTACAACGAAAACGAGGACGGTTACCCCTTCGAAGCCGTTGCGGAATTTCGAAAATTCTTTGAAAAACCGGAGAGCCGGGACATTGAATGTGAATTCTTGCGCACATTCAATATCACCAAAATTGTGATTACTAGAATGTCATTGCCGGGCGTTCCGGGTACGCCCTACAGCCAACAATATGAGCTTACTGGTTATAGTGATGAAGCTTTTGAGCTGGAACTAATTGAAGAAAACTGATTATGAAACACTATGTATTAACATTATTAATTATGTACACATTAACGTGCAATGTCGCAATTGGTAATTATAGGTTTAGGCAGGTCAACTATGTCGAGATCAATTCCAGCAGTAAAACCATTGGCGACACTGCAATCATCCGACTCCCTCGTCTTGGGTCACGAATAAAGGATGTTATTAAAACTGGTGACCCAGTGATAATACGGCTTGGGTATGCGGGTGTGTATGAGGGAGATGAGTTTACCGGCTATGTGAGCCGCGTCAAGCCAAACATACCATTTGAAATTGAGTGCGAAGATTCGCTATTTTGGTTCAAACGCACCAATATTAGTCAAACATGGAGGAATACAACGCTTAAAGAAGTTGTATCGGTATTAGCGCAGGAAACGAACGACAAAAACGGGACATCTATCAAGCTAAACGGCGATATACCAGATATAGGATTCGATAAATTCAGGCTTAACAACGTGAGTGCCGCCAAGGCGCTGCGCAAGATTAAAGATGAGTACGGGCTTTCGGTATACTTCCGTGGCGATAACCTTCATGCGGGGCTGGCTTATACAGAAAGTCTTGGAGAGGTTAATCACAGTATGGCGTATAACGTAATTAAAAGCGACTTGGCATACAGGAACCCAGAGGACAGAAAGGTGAAGGTCAAAGCTATAGGTATAGCCAAAGACAACAGCCGTGTCGAAGTAGAGACCGGCGATGCCAATGGCGAGTTACGGACACTGTTTTTTTACAACCTGATCGACCGATCCAAGCTTAAGGTCTTGGCTGAGGAGGAAATTAAGAAGAAAAAGGCGGGCAGGTTTGACGGTAACTTTACAACGTTCTTGGTGCCATATGCTCGGCATGGAATGACAACCAATCTGGTTGACCCTGACCATGGCGGGCGCGTTGGGCGCTATTACATTGATGCTGTCAAGACAACTTTTGGTTCTAGCGGCGCTCGTAGGGTAGTAGAGCCGGGCCTACTGTTGTCATGAGCGATTACGACAAAATCGCCGAAGGCATTAAGGGGATTGCATTAACCCCAGACACCAATATAACTGCAATAGTGACTGCTGTTGATTTAAACAGTATGGATTGTGACGTTGATCCACCCGGTATGGCTCCTATCCTTGGCGTCCGGTTGCGTGCTGCTGAGGGGGTGACAGATGGGGTTGTTGAGGTACCGAAGGTATATAGTTCGGTCATAGTCTCAATGATTGGTAACAGCGACGAGGAGTACTTGGTGGTGGCATGTAGTGAGGTGGATAAGGTTGTTATTAACAATGGCGATAATGGCGGATTGGTAAAGGCAGGCCCATTGTTAGATGGGCTCGAAAAAAACAATAAGATACTTACCGGAATACTAAACCTGATCATGGGTACCCCGATTAACGAGCCGGGAAGCGGATCGCCAAGCGCGTTGCAGACGGCGCTAAGGTCTAAACTGGCGGGACTGCCAGTAGGTGATTTTGGCAATATTGAAAACGAAAAAGTAACTCACTAATGAATAACTACGAGGTTGATGACTACGAGGTTGATGACAACGACGACTTAAAGATCGATGAAGACAGCGGTGATTTTATAATTGGCAAAAGCACCAAGAAGCACCAGCGCCACCTGTTGATCATGCAAAAAGGAGATCAAAGACTATTCCCCTTTGTGGGTGTAGGGATCTTTGATTACCTGCTTGATGACGAACTGGCGAGCGGCGCGCTTAAGGGCGAAATCCAAAAGCAGGAGGAGCTTGATGGGCGCACGGTTAGTCGCCTTGATATATTCGATAACGGAGAAATAGAAATTGATTCAAGTTATGAAGACGATATCGGTTAGTCAGGGGCAAAATATGCTGGACGTGTCTATTCAAGAATATGGTAGCATTGCTGCGGTGATGCAGCTTTGTATGGATAACAACATCCCTATTGATTACCAACTAAAAGGAGGGGAAACCTTGTTGATTGATGAATCAAAAATTATCGATCCACGGATCGTTAAGTATTTCAAGGATCGAAAACAAAAAGTCAACACGGGATGGGATTAAAAGAGATAGTTGAGTCAACTAACGAAGCTGTTAAGGCTGAAATTAGAGCGATATATACATACGTGACTAATCAGGTTGCTAATAGTGAGTTGCCGCTATATAATACGCCATCACGAGTAAGTGAGTGGTCAATTTGGGTAGCGGCTATATCTTTTATTGCTTACATCCAACGTCAAATGTGGGACTCAGCCAAATCTGAGTTACTTGATATTAGAGACAAGGGCATTGCCGCCAACAAGTACTTTTTTGCTCGGTCATGGAAAAGCTTTCAATACGGCGATCAATTGATGATTGATGATGCTACAGGCAGATATTTTTACACCGAGCCCGATGCAAGCAAGCAGATTGTTAATCGGCTTGCAATTACTAACGGCGTAAACAACTGGGTTATCAAGGTAGCTAAACTGGAGGATGAGAGTCCTGTCCCTTTAGATGCGCTTGAGCTCGATGCGTTTAGAGAGTTTGTTGAGCTTACCAGTCCGCCCGGCCCGCAGCCCTTAGTAATTTCTCGGCCAAGTGATAAAATCAAGGTGGGCTTAACTATTGTCTATGACCCAATTACGCCCTTAAGTCAAATCATTGAAGCTGTAGAGTCTGCTTATATGGATTACCTGGCAACAATCGATATCGAAGGCGTAAGCAGGTACTACACTATCAAGCATGTTGACGCAATTCAGGCTGTAGGCGATGTGATAGTTGATGTAATAGTTGAGTATGTTGAGGCAAAAATTGAAGGTGACAGCTTTGGTAACGCGAACAGGCTGTATGAGCCTGCGTCTGGCTATATCGAATTAGATCCCGATTCAAAGTTAAGCGAATTGATTAAATACGTGCCTAGATAATGAATTTTGAATTTGATATAGAAAAGGTGATTCGAATGTTTTTGCCGTCATTTTTGCGAAAAAAGGCAAGAATAATTTTTCTGACCAAGCTAATGTCGTATTTCGAAGCGATTCACGGTGAATTTTTGAGATTCTTCAAAAAAACAAAAATGGAAATGCAGTGGGATGGCCGTAAAGGACTTCTTGAGCGGCACTTGAATTTGAAGTTTGGCCAGGGTATAAAAATCATCAACCAGGAATTTGGTAACAGACCTCTTTTTATGGCTGATGCGCCGGATGAACAAAATATATTGTCATTCGACGCGCCGAATTACTCAAATCTCAGGGATGGCGATACAGCCGCTTTTGTGGCTGATGCGGGATTTATTGTTGAGGTTCCTTTAGCGCTGAGCCTAGATCTAAATGAAGTGAGGGCGTATGTTAACATGTATTTAATCGGGTATGTAACATACAAAATAGTAGAGGTATGAATAATATTGATTATAGCCATATAGATAAAAAAATGGAGATTAGCCCGAGGTACGGGCTTGAGTTGCAACGGGCGATTGTAGATCGTTTTGCAGCGTTGTTTGATGGATTGCTTAATGATCCAGATCAAGCGCTTACCATAATAACTGGGTGTGATATACGCATTGATTCGGGATCAGTCAGTCTAACAAAAGGGGTAGTTTACTATGATAGCAAACTATACATTGTAGATGCTCAAGTGTCTGATATTCCAGACAACCAAGTGCCTATTTGGTCAATTAGCCGTGATTGGCAAGGAAAGGCTTGGTATGGCGACGACCAGCTTAGGGACACTTTTTATGTTGACAAAATGTACATTGCTTTTGGCGAAGGCGGAACGGGCATAGCAGATCTGGACGAAACACAATATATGCCGGATTTGATTTATAAAACACTGTCCATCGACGAAAAAAAGGTAAGTCGTGAGGGCGATTCAATGTCCGGTATATTGAATATGGGTAGTAATCGCATAACCGGCGTTGCCAATG